CAGCGTCGATGTTGTGGAATGCCGCAACGTCTTGAGCTAATTCAGGAGACCATTGTGCTCTTAGTTTTCTTTCAGTCACAGAAACTGTTACAGATTCTAAGTCGAAAGAAACCTCACCAATTTGATCTTCAAACTCAAGGTTTGCATATCTTCTATACCATGCAGTAAATGAAGTTGTAGAAATTCCTGTGTAAATAGTTGTTCCTGTGTAACCATCTAAAGATGTTGAGTTACAATCAGCACATACTGGACAAGATAAATCAACTTCTAAATAGATACATCCGTTCTCATCACAAATGTCATTGTAATTACCACCGTTACCAGTGCTTGTTCCATTCGCAGGGAATGTATTACCAAATACTGTAGGTGCATTTGAACCGTATTGAACGATACCTTTACCGTAAATTTGAGTTACAACTCTAAATAACAATGGTAAGTATTGACCTGACGCATTTTGAATTACATCACATGGTGTAGTAGATGCCGATAAACCAGCACCACCGTAGATTTTAAGATCTGAAAGGAATGATTCAGTATCCATTTCATTACCATCAGGACCGATAAGTTTACCAGCACCTGCGTTAGCGAAACCACAAAGTTTGATAATAACTTTTCTTGTGTTACCCGCTGGAACATTAGCATCAACTAAAGTTCCTGCAGACCATACTTGTGTTGTTGCAGTTGCAGTAACAGCAGTCCATCTACCTTTAGAGTAGTCAAATAATCCTGGAGGATCTAAACTTGCTTCATTTCCTTCATAGAATAAATCGTAAAGATCTTTTCTATAAGGATAACCTGGTCCACCTGGATAACCTTGGTTAGGATCATTATTTCCTGAATTAACAGCTTCAGGAGAACCGATAGGTGCGTAATGATCACCACCTGTTGGGTTATTCGGGAAATTCGCGATTGATCCTGCATTTGAATAACCTTGGATTCTTGGTACGAAGTAGAACAATTTACCGATTGGTAAGTTCATAGCTTGTACTGATACGATGTCGTTAGCCAACAATTTAGAGAAAACTCTTCTTACGATTGGGAAAACAACTGTTTCGAATGCTCCGTTAGAAGTTCCATCAGCAGTTGCTTCGTTGATCAAGAAAGAAGCTTGGTTTTCATATAACTGTGCTACGTTTTCTTTTAAGTGACCTTTTAGACCATCCAAAAAGCCTAATTTGTCCCATTTGTTAATTGTGTCTTCTTTGATAACTTTAAGGTGTTTCAAACCGATGTTACCAACAAGACCTGATTCTAATAATGCTCCCATTTTTTTTGGTTTTTATTATTTATGTTTATTGTTTATTTATAGTTTACTCATCAAATCCTTCATTCTTAAGAATTGTGGATTTTCGTAAGTTTTCGATTCAATCAAGTTAACTGATGAACCTGTTTCAACAGTTCTGTTTACAGTTCTTTCAATTGATTCATTAAGTTTAGTTTCTGATGCAGAACCTGAATTCAATTCATTTTTAATTGTTCTGTATAGATTTTTTGACTCTTTCAAAGACTCAACATTATCAAATCTTTTAAGAATATTTATTTTTTCTTGTTTTGTTGTCGAATGTTCAGTGAATAAACGAGTAGCGTATGCTAAATTGGAATTGAAAACCGCAACTTCATTTAACTTTGTTCTAAACACATCAAGAGCTTTTCTGTATTCTTCATTCTTTTCTCTTAATAAGTTCATTTCTCCGTCATTTTCATGAAGTTTAAAAGGGTTAAAACTCATATTTCTATTATTTGTTCTCGCCTTTTTTAAACCTCTACTACCGTCGTTAGACCCATTACCTAAAGTTCTTGAAGCTTCTTTAGTTTCTTTTTTCTTCATGTAATCTTTGTAGTGTCCGTCTTTCATACCTGCTTTTTTCTCAACTCCGTCTTCTTTTTTGCGTCTGTATTCGCCTTTTTTAGAACCCCACTCTTTTTCTTCTTTGTATTCGAATCTTGCTTTACCTGTTCCCATAGCTTTAGTTCCTTTTCCAAAAGCTTCTTTTCTTTTTTCATTGAAACCTCCACCCATGTTAGGTTTTTTATCGTAACTAAATCTAGGACCTCTACCGATTCCAACTCCTTTTGGTTTAACAGATTTTTTTGATTCCATCATGTAATCATCCATTTCCATCATTTCATCGTCCATTTCCATCATGTCATCTTCTTCCATCATGTCATCCATTCCCATCATGTCATCTTCTTCCATCATGTAATCATCCATTTCCATCATTTCATCGTCCATTTCAATTTCGTAGATAGTTTCTTCTTCGTCAAGACCTAAACCACCTTTAACAGCACCCATTGCGGCACCACCCCAATTGAATTCAGAAATTTCATCTTCTAAACCAACGAATTCATCTTCTTCTTCGTCCATTTCGATTTCGTAAATTGTTCCTTCTTCTTCTTCAGATTCTCCTAATTGGATCATGTATTCGTCATCACCATCTTGAAGGTGGATATTTCCTCCCTCTTTTTTAACGATAATTCCATCTTCATCACCCATAGCTTTAAATACCTTTAAAACTTCTTCATCTGAAGCGCCTGTCATGTCGATTGTTTCGTCATCATCCATAGCCATTTCATCATCGTCCATAGCTACTTCATCATCATCCATCATGTCATCATCATCCATCATGTCATCATCATCCATGGCCATTTGATCATCCGCCATCATGTCTTGATCGTCAACATCGACTTCATCATTCTCAACCTCATCTTCTTGTTCTTTCAGAGATTCTTTTACTAATTGTCTGATTTCTTCTGTCATTGTAGACTGAAGTATTCCTTTTGCATTTTCTTGTAGAGTTTCTTCCAAATTTCTAATTTGAAAAAGAGCATCTTCTACTACATTTTTGTTATTTGCCATACTTTTTATAAAATATTTTTCTAATAAATATCACAACAAATAAAAAAAATTCATTTTTTAGATATTATGGCACAAAAAAAAGGGAAAAACTATTGTCTTTCCCCTTTTAAAATTTTATTCTTAGAAGTTTTATCCTTCGATTACCTCATCGATTTTAGATTCAACGATTGCCGTAATTCTCCAATCCATAGAATAATTTTCGTAAACTTTTGTTACTTTAGCCTCAACATCGGTAGGTGAATAACCTTTAACCAATTTCTCTTCTTTCATTTTTTTCACTTTTCCTGTGTTCTCATCAACCATATCAGTTGTGATTCTTGCTATAAAATACTTCTCATCCATAATTTTGTTATTTATCCAAATAATCGGATAATCTTTTCATTAAGTCAAGTGATTTAGAACCAGATTCACCAACATGTCGTTCAGCATTCATTTTTTTCTCCTCCTCAAGATTTTCTTCAAACTGAAATCTTTGATCAGGTTCACTAAACAAATAAGCTCCTGGTGTAGAAGGTGAAGATACAAGGTCAAAACAAATTAATTCAAAATCATCCTGAACTTCGTTTTGCTCACCAACTTTTTTAAGAGATCCTACACCACGAGAAGAAATACCCAAAGTAACTCCCTGACGAAGATAGTTTGCTGCTAAATCTCCCTTTGTTGATACAATACCTCTTTCGTGAAAACCTGGACTTGTAAGTAATTTTAATTTACCCAATAATACAGGACCTTCCCACCATATATCAGTAATGGCGTGTGATACTCTATCTAAGTCAATTAGAGAAGACTCAGGGTGGTTTAGTTCTGAAAGAGCGGTTCCTTTTTGAATCATCTTTTTATAATTCTCGGCTTCTCTTTTTAAAATCTTTTCAGGGTAGATTCTTCCGTTTCTATTTGGGGTATTATATTTTTGTAATACGGCATAAAACTCAAAAGGTTTTGAGTGATCCAACATATCACGATTCTCCCTTATCATAGATAAGTTTCTTCTTTCATTCGGATCGATATAACCCGCATCATACTCAACAAGAATTCCACGACCTGAATCTCTTGGTCCTAATATTTTTAAATTGTCCATTTAATATTTTCTTTATAAATACTAATTAGTTTCAATTTCTTTTTTGACGGGTTTGATATTTCCTTTTTTTGTAAGGTAGAATTTGAAGTATTTGTTTTTATTCATTACGTCACCATATACTTCTTTAATTAGGGATTTGACGTATTTTTTTAATTTTGGTGATTTAAAATCCATCGGTTCTAAAACAAATAAATTTATTTCTAAATTCATGAAGGATTTTTTTTGAAGTTGTATTCCACTTGTTCTTAAGTCTAAATCTACGATAAATTTTGTGTCAAAAACTTCTTTGTTTATGTTTTCTAAAATTGTATGTTTTATTGATCTTGTCATATTTAAAACAACTCGATTCCAATTTTCAACGTCTTCTTTTGGTTCAACCCAACTTTGGATGTTTATAAAAATTGATTTTAGATTAGTGGAATCAATTGTTCCATAGTGTGATTTGAACGTTCTGTAACCACTTAATT